CGCATTCGGTTTTTAAGTTCCTGTAATTTTTGCCTTTTATCGGTTGTGCGTTGTTGGTGAAAGGTCGGGCGGCTACTAACTTCTTAAGGCTGTTAGCCGTAAACTTTCGTAAGCCGTCAGCGTCGTAAACAATATGTGAATAAGGTATTTTGTATTGCTCTGCTAATAGAATTAACTTATTGCCTATTGCTGTTTCATCAATTTTGTCTATGGCTATTACTTTTTCAATCACGAAGCCGTCCCAGATTGTCACTACGAAAACATCAGCACCAAGATAAGCGATGTCACAACTCATGTACCGTTTGCCTGTCTTCTCAACAAAAGAGTTTGTGAACAAGTTGCAAATGTCGTCGTAGTTAAATAACGCAAAGGGGTTATCCTCGTATTCGAAATTCCCGTAAATAAGTCTTTGGATTGTTGCTTGTTCTCCTGTTAGCAAAATATCTCGAACGTATGCTGCAACTTCTGGGCTTGGGTTATCCGTCGGCAAAGCGTGAACAAACTTTTTACTCTCGGTCTCTTTACTGTCTTTGAAAGGCTTATAGTATCTATCGTAAACGTGCGTCTTTGCCGAGTTGAAACATTCAAGCATTTTCTTAGTAATACCGTATTGCTCGTTAAGACAACGGCCCAAACGGGTAAAAAGTATATCAATAGCTTTGCGGTCTGTCTCTGCGCTTTCATCGATTGCACAACCTGTCAACTCTAACCCTCCGAAGCGTTCGTAAAGTGGGTCGCTGGGCTTATAGGCGGTGTCGATTAAGTAAATAACGGAGCCATTATCAAAAACTATTTTGTTGAGTTGTTGGTTGTAGTTGTAGTGCACTTCATTTTGCATACCTGTTTCTTTGAAGACTTTAAAAAGGGTAACAAGGGTTGTTTTCTTAAGGGTAATAAGCTCTTTACGTCCTAAGCCCCAAGCCGTGCCGGCATAAGTTCGTGCCATGTAGGTAAGCCAGTAGCACATCAAGTAAGACTTTCCGGAGAAAGCCCCTCCACCATACCCGACAAAAAGCGTAGTGGCATCAAACAACAAACGCCAAGCAAGAGATTGCTTTTTTGAAAGTCTAACCTTCCCCATTGTCGAGGATTATTTCGAATTTAGGAGCTGCGAGCTTTTCACCCCCAGAGGTTATATCTTTTCTGATTGGTGCATACTCACCATCCATTTTGTTAAGTTCCGCAATTGCTGCTTTTCTGTCGTTAAAGTCGGGAACCACATCGAGGATCTCAACTCCAAACTTTGTGGCAACTTCTTTTTTAATTGAAATATCGCCTTTGGCTATTTTAGTTAAAATCTCCATGCGCTCGTCTTTGCTTAATATAGCCATTTTAAGGCGTTCTTTTGCTGAGCCTACAAGTATATCGGAAATTTCTTTTTGAGCCTTCTGGTTAACCGCTGTGTACCTTAAATTGGCTTCTGCCCAGTATCTCTTAAAGGTCGTAGGGGGTAAGGACCAAATCATATCAAAAAGTTCCATGCAGGCAGTAAAGGTAATTCCCTTTTCTAACTCGATCAGAATCTCTGTGATTATGTTTTCTTTATTCGGCTTCATGCGTCAAAGATATAAATTTATTTTAGTTAAAAGCAAAATAAACAAAGGAAAAAACATTGTTTACGTGCAAAGCCCCTGATTAATAACCACTTAGCTTTTTATGGAAACAAAGATAAAAGCTATTGTTTACGCCCTCAGCCCAATAACGGTGGGGCTTAAGCTCAAAACGTAAACAAAGAAACAATAAACACGTTAACTTTGTTGGTGCTGTGGGAACTCTCACGTGCGTATACGTGTATGTATGCGTTATATATACGTGTTATATATGTTATTATATTATATAATTATATACTTATATTAATATTATTGTTTACTTTGTTTACATTAGCCCTTAGCCCTTGTAAAATAGGGGGCTAACAGGTAAACAATGATTGTTTATTATTGTTTACTTTGTTGCCTTTTTAGGCTAAAAAAGCAAAAAGCCTATCAAAATGTTAGGCTTTTTATTGTTTCTTTGTTTACGTTTTATTTTTATAACTCAAATTCAATTCCCGAAACTATCCTGTAAACTTCTCGAGTTAATAAAATATCATAGTTTGCATCGTGCAATTTTGACTCGTCAACTACAATCCCGACCTCTCTCGCTACCGTCATAAGTTTAAAGTTTTGCATTTTAAGCCTCCTTTCAATCAAATATTGGCTTGCTAAAACCATAGCATCTAAACTCCCCGCATGAAACCAAGAGCCGAAAAAAGTGTCCTCGTTTTGGGTAAACCAAGCCCTAAAAAAGTTATCATCAAAGTGAGCGTTATTGTACCCAACCAAGTAAATCTTATCTTTAGTGTTGTAGGGGTCGCAGTGGCGAGTTAAGAGGGCTTTAAGCTTTCTGAATATCAAACCCATTTCCGGATAGGCTTTTATTTGTTCCTTAGTCACGTTTCCAACTTCCAAGGCTTTAGCTTCAATCTTTGCTTTTGGGTTAGGCGCAACGTTCCAGTTAAACGTTTCTACTATTTCCCCGTCTATTTCCAAGCATCCCGCTATTTGATGTATTCCGTTTTGTCTGTGGTCTACGCCTGTAGTCTCAAGGTCGTAAAAGAATTTCTTTACTTGCATAACTATCTCGGTTTAAAACTATTTTCGAATTGTTTATTTATTAAATGGCTTTGTTCTAATTCTGCCTCAAGTTTTCTTTTTTCTATCGATAAGCGATACATTTTTAAAACCATACTCGCATTATTATCTAAAATTTCGCCGTTCTCCGCCCGGAGAAATTTATTGTTTTGTCTAGTTAAAGCCAAATTAATAGCTAAAATACAAATAACTATCACCAGCACTAAAATTAATATTGTGTCTATCATTTGGTTGCTATTTTATGGAAAGCATTAGTAACTTGTGTGTTGTCGTGCAAATAGATATTATTGCACTTCTGTAGCCACGCATAAAAGCGTTCTACGTTTGATTGTTCTTTTTTCATATCTCTTCTATTTTGGTTACACGTTTATAAACTTTTATCTTGTACTCGAAGAACTGCAAAGCCCCCTGTACCGTTCCGGCTTCGATTGTCGTCTCGCAATCCACGCACTCGTCATTTTGTTCAGCTAAGTAGCTGATAAGGTATTTACGCATTTTCTTTGTATTTAATTTTCCATTGTCCTTGACAAAATTCTCTTTTTCTTGACTCCTCATAGTCTATAGCATGTATAATACTCTGATCCGTATCATAAAAGTAAAAAGATAAAAGGTATTTTGGTTTAGCCGAGAAAGACTCAAAACTTGTTTCTACTAGCCTACCCATTATCTAAATCCTTTTAACTCGTTAGGTGCGAAAGACTTTCCTTCGCTTAATGCTTCTGTGATTGTGTCGCTTAATAAGTAAAGGATCACGAACGGAATTAAAAAAGCGATTACGCTTATGATGTATGTTGCTATCATGTTATTTGGGTTTTATCTGTTTTAATTCTCCACTGCCCCACAAGGTTTTTATATTTAACCTTTTTAGCATTAAAATTTACGTAGTGTAAATCTACTAAGTCCTTTTTTCTGTAATAAAAACAAAGTACGTAAATAGGCTGCTCGGTGTATAGGTATATGTTAATTTTAGTTTTTATTATTTGACCCATAATTTAAAAATAACGTTATTAGTACGGCCTGTATAAGTAGATATGGAAGCTAACTTATAACCATAAGGTTTCAATATTTTTAAATAGTTATCTACTCCCGTAAAAGTAGATATGCATAGATTAATCTCGTTTCCTTTTTTAGCTTCTTCTATAATATCTTTAATTTCGCTCATCTTATTTGGTTTTAAATTCTTTTCAAATATACAACTTAATTCGAGATATAAAAATAATTTTGTATAAAAATTAAAAATTATTTTTATACTTCTCAATTTTTGCCTTAACGGCTTGCATCAAAATCTCCTGAGTGTCTCGCTTCCCGTCCAATGATAGCACCACGCTTTCGTCCTCTGTGCCTCTTGCAATAAGGTGTCCGATATTTACGGGGTACTTTCTCCCCTGTCTGTGGAGTCTTTTATTAAATTGCATATAAAGCTCCAAACTCCAATTAAGACTGAACCAAAGCGCCGAGCTGTACCCCTCCTGCAAGTTCAATCCGTGTCCTCCCGAAGCTGGGTGCATTAACATAACTTGTATTTTTCCAGCGTTCCAATCTTTTATATGTTGATCGGTTTTTAACCTTACCGGCTTATACTTCGCCAACTTAACCAAAAGCCTTTCGAGTTCATGTTTATACGTGTATGCAATCAATACAGGTTTACCATTAGCAGCTTCGATAAATTCCTCAGTAGCTTCCAGCTTCAAGTCGTGTATAACGTGTACGCCTCTGTCCTCGTCGTAGATTGCGCCACCGGCAAACTGTAAAAGCTTATTGGATAAAGCCGCAGCGTTCATAGCGGTTATTTCGGTTTCGTCATCGTTAAACATTTCCAGAACTTTCTCCCTCTCAAAGTCGTTGTACTTCTTCATAAGTGCGGGCGGGAACTCGATATTAATAAAAGAGTCGATACGCTCCGGGAGTTCCAAGTAATCCTCTGACTTCATCGAAATACAAATATCTGTGAGCTTATTATGTATTCGCTCGTCGCTATCGTTCAAAGCGTCGTAGCTAAAGCCGTTATAACTTTTACGGAAGTAATTATCTCTGAACCAGCTTATAGTCTTTCCAAGGCGTTCGCCTCTGTCTAATAGCCATATTTGTGCCCACAAGTCGATTAAGCCGTTTGGTGCTGGTGTTCCTGTGAGGATCACAACTCTTTTGAAGCAAGCTTGCACCTGCTTCAAGGCTTTGAACCTAAGCGAAGCATGATTTTTAAACGAGCTACTTTCATCGATTACGAGCATATCGAAGGGAAGCATAGAGCCTCCATACTCACCACACAACCAAGCCACATTGTCACGACTAATTAAATAAACGTCGGCTTTTTTGATTAGGGCTGCTTTGCGTTCTTTTGCCGTACCTATGATCTTGGAAAGCTTCAATCCTTGCAAGTGTTCCCACTTCTCAACCTCGGCACTCCATACGCTCTCAGCCACTCGCTTAGGAGCGATAACTAAAACAGTATCGATTTCCAACTCTTCGTAGATTAATCGCTTAATAGCGGTTAAGAGACTAACCGTCTTACCTAAACCCATGTCTATCAGCAAACCTGAGAAAGGATTATTTATAACATGCTCTACGCAGTGCGTTTGATATTGGTGCATTTGGTTTTGTTTTAGCATGTTGTTATTTTTACTTCAAAATTTAATCCAGCGTTATCTAAAATAGCTAAGTACTTTTCAGAGTCCCGCTTATATGCGTCTTTGTCGTTTTGAGAATACCCGTGTTGCGTAGGCGCGTAAACCCCTTCTGTTTTTAAAAACAAGTCAATCTTTTTGGCTCTTTCTTTTTGCTTTAATTTCAAATAGGACTCCGCTTTTTTCTCTTCAAGTTGTAGCGAGGTGGTTCGTCCAGCTTCGGTAATTTCCAAATTTAAAATTACTTCTTTGGCTTTTGGTTTTGAAACAATTTTCTTTTTAGCTGCTGGTTTTTGCTCCAGCTTATACGCTTCTGCAATTCTATCAACTTGAGATGATAAAAGATCACAACCTAATAAATCTAAATTGTCTCTAAGGTCTTGTAATAGTACGGGTATCGTTGGTTTCATGCTATCTCTTTTATAAAATTATTAATCTTTTCAGTTGTATCGAGTACCCAAACTTTAAAGCCTAACGACTCTAAGCGTTTGTGGATTACTCTTTGTATTACTGTTGGTTTTTCGCCTTCGCTTTTCATTTCAACAAAATAGGCTTTTCCTCCGTGAAGCAGGCAAAGCCTATCGGGTAAGCCCGTCACTTGAAAGGGCAAGAGCTTAATAGCCCAACCTTTCAAAACTTTAACCTCAGCAACTAATTTGCGCTCGAGGATCTTTTCGGATTCTTTAACCATTAGTAAATTGGTGGTTGCGGTTTTGTTATTGGCTGGTAGTGGGTGTAGCATTTGAGCCATGCTTTTGTATGAGATATTACAAATTGTCGTATAACAGTTCCTTTCACATTTTTACGTTTTACAAAATATTCTAATTCTTTTTTAGGCAAATCCTTTTCGCTTTCAATCTTAATCCATCCGTTGTTATTTTCTAGCTTTGTCATAATTTCGATATTATATTTTTTCTAATGTAACTTATTTCGTTTGAATTTAAAATGTGTTGCTTAGATCTAAGTTCACCGTTTATAGTTGTGAAACGTATTTCTGTTCCATCGGCCCTAAATAAAAAATAGGTATTCGCTAAATGCAAAGAAGCTATTATTTTAGGGGCATGCTCAGCGACGTTATAATTCTTTTTTTCTTGTATAATATTTTTGCTTTCCATACATTTTAAAGTTTTTAGTTGTGGCGCAATACTCCCACCCGTCAAGGGTTTTCATTATGTCGTTAATATCTCGGGTATTGTATCGGCTCATATCCTCTTTGTTTTTCCCCAAACACTCGCACCAAATCTCTGCCATGCAAACGTATTGCCTTTGTGCTCCTTCGCTCTTTGGTTCGTCGAGATAAATCCTACGCTCAAATACGTCTAATCTATCCCAGTTATCCGGTAGTAAAGCATTAAGATAAGCATCGACTAACCCGCTACGCTCGTCTGTCTCGGAGTGTTTCGCCTGTTCGTTCTTGGCGATTGCTTCGGCTTCTTGGCTAAGATACAAAGTTTCTTTGTTCTTAAACATTGCTACGGCTTCCGCCCAAATCTGATCGACTTCACTAGGTAAATCGTTAACAACGTGTTTGCTTATTTTATCCTGTTTAACTGCGATAGGCATAAAGCGACGATTCCCGGAAGGGTCAGTCAAGAAGTCTTTTTTATTGGTTGTCCCCCAAAATGTCGTTTGCCTCTTGTGCGTTTCAGTCACTCTTCCATAAGCTGCACGAAAGCTGTCCTCTTGTTTGGTAATGAAATGCTTAACGGCTTCAACGTCTGATTTTCTAAGTCCTGCAAGCTCCGCCATTTCCATAAGCCAAACACCCTGTATTTGCTCAAGAGCTTCTTTGCCGTGTACGGTCATAAATGTATCACTATACCAGCTCTTACCTAAGGTATTAATGAACGTTGATTTATACGCCCCTTGATCGCTCACCAATACTAAAACTAAATCAAATTTGCAACCGGGGTTAAATACTCTAGCAACCGAAGCTACAAGCATTTTTCTAATAGCCTCACGGTGGTATATAGTGTCATTAGCCCCGAAGTAATCAATTAGCATGGTATCGACTCTTTCTACCCCATCCCATTTCAATTCACGTAAATAGTCTTTAATTGGGTGGTAGGATTGCTTTTGGAACTCAAGAGCCACGCTGTCGTCTATTTTCATTACCCCAGTAATGCTGTAAATACTTTCAATGTAATTACGTATTCCTGCGTAATCTACATCTTTAATAGGTTCGGGAGTAATTATTTTCCTCCATGGCAAAGAGCGACAAGCGTAGCGCTTACCGTCAAACTCATTATACTTAAACGTGCCTTTTAGCCTGCTATCGTTAGCCAAAATAATATTGATATTTGTCGAGCTACTAAGGTACTTTCCTTTAGCGTCTGCCTCAAGCTCTGCCATCCAATCGGTGTTGTCCTGATCTCCCTCCACGTTATCCACTTCCTCCGCATCTTCTGCAAAGTCATACTTAGAATTCTCTAATACCTCAGTGGCTAAGGTCTTGCGTACTTCTGAGTCAGCAAGAGCGAATTCCTCCATAGCTGCATAGCTCTTAGGTTTTGTGGTTGTCGTGCTTCCCTCGTCTAAATGCCCGTAAAGGTGCAAGCGCACAAGGTCGAAAGCATTTGAGAGTTTACCACTGCAAGGGTCTGTACCATGGTGGCTATAAGCGAAAGTGTCCTCATATACCATAAGCCCTGCAGCTGTTGATCCTTTGGTATAAGTATAACGCTTGTCGTCTGCTGTCGGGATATACTGCTCTGATAAAAACTTTTCGATTGCTACGCTTATATCATACGTTCGGCACCACGCCCCGACAATTCCCTTTTTACTTCTCGGGTCTTCTTGCTTTTTGGTTGCTTCGCCAATCTCTCGGATTTTTTTATCGGCTGTAGGCCACAAGCTTGTATCTTTCCAATCAATGTAAAGAGCCAGTGTTTCGTCAACGTCAATCCAATTTCCTTTTTGCTCCTCGAAATAATACTCAACGTCTTTTGGGCTCGACGGCCAAAACATAAGCCTATTAGTCTCGAAGGTAGTATTATCAAATAAATCGATTCCAAGTTGTCCCGCTATTTGCCTTGTGACTGCCACGTACTCGTCTGGTGAACATTCACGAGACAAAGGAATAATCAAACGGTAACGGGGCATTGTCGCTGAGTGCTTGTGCGTTCCATGCATTACTGCAGCACAATCAAATTGAAAAGTAAAGTCTTCCCAAAATTCTAAATGTGCGAAGTCGATGTCTAAGGTCGCGACTTGGCGATGCATTATATTTTCGGGGTTTCTTTTACCTCCTCGCAAATAGCCTCCTACATAGCCTCCTACGTCCTTAATGTGGCTTTGTTCCTCTTTGGTAGAGGCTAGGAATTCCTTATAAGTTTCGTTCGTGTGATGAGGCTCTTTTAACTTCTTTACAAATTCGCTGTAAAGCATTGTCGTATTTTTCCAAACTTTGCTCTTGGCACTTCGTCCCGTAGCTATGTTAATTTTTCCGTCTTGTGTCATAATTATAGAAGTTCTAAATCTTGTGGGATATTTTTAAAAAATTCGCAAATAGCGTCAACCGTCCAGCCGTTACCAAGCATTTTATATCGTTGCGAGTTGCTTACTCCTTCGGTGTAATTGTCGGGAACTGTTTGAAGCCGTTCACATTCAATAGGGGTTAGCATTCTATAGAAGCCTAATAGGTAAAAAATTTCGGATATTATTTTAGGCGCCGCATTTTTACCTGATCCGTGCGCTATCTCCGTGGTTAGTGTTGGCGACTTGCCTGAAATTTTAAATCCTTTTGGTAAAAATTTTAGTAAACTTAAAACACGGTTACTTGAAAGATGGTTTTTATTATTATTATTTACGTCTATTATATCTTTTAACAAAATACCTTTATCCTCGGGAACTTCATAACCTGGGATATTAGTCCAGTATAAACGTTTTCTGTTTTGTGCTGAGACTAAAGAGCTATTCAGCTCGATAGGCTCAACTCCTAAATATTTACTAATAACGTCTTGATGTTCTTTTTTCATTTTAACATTCTCAAGAAAAAAGTATTTCGGTTTGCACTCCTCATTAAGACGCACAAATTCAAAAAACAATTTACTTCTTGGATCTTCAAAATTCAATTGCTTTCCCGCAAAGCTAAAACCTTGGCAAGGACTCCCTCCTATTAAAATATCGATCTGAGGTAAATCTTTCCCAAATACTTTCGTAACGTCGCCAATATGCTGCGTGTCGGGAAAATTCTTTTTTGCAACTTGAATAGCATATTTGTCAATCTCAGAGGCAAAATAATTATCAAGCCAAAAACCACAACGCTCTAAAGCTACCCGTCCGCAACTCATTCCATCAAATAAACTTAATACATTCATGTTGTCTTTTTTTAGTGTGGAGCAAATATAGTTATTAATTCGAGATATAAAAATAATTTTAGTAAAAAAGTAAAAAATATTTTTAATCCTTTTTATAAAAAGGTGTCACGTAGCCGTCAGCAGTCAAGGGCAAGCCTTTAGCCCAGCTAACCTCTTCGCCTAAAATAGCACAAAGGCTTTCTAATTCGCTACTTTCAAAATTATTTTGTATTTCGCAAACAACCTCATCGTGTACGTGCAAGACAATCTCAAAACCTGCCTCGTCAGCTCTTAGCATTGCGTCTGCAAGTAAGTCTCTCGCTATCGCTTGTATTATGTTTTCAGTCAATTTGCCTCCGTAGGTGTCAACGTAAGTCCATTGTTTCGTCGTTTGATCCATTCCCTTATATCTTATGCTCTTCTTATCCCATTTGTTGACTGTAAAAGAAGGCTCTCTATAAAATAGACTACGCCCCGAAGGTAGCTTAATTGTCATTACCTCCTCATTACAATCAAACTCGATATTTTTATGAATTGAAATAACTTTCTTTTTTGTCTGTATAGCTCGCATTGCGCAGCTCTCAAAGTCTGCCCAAAGAGCCACAATAGCGGGATTGGCTTTTCGCCACTTCTTAACTATCGTGTCCATTTCAATATCTGAAAGCCCCATTTTCTCACCCCCCATAGTTTTTAAAGCTCCGACTGCTCCTTGATACCCTAAAGCCAATTCTGCCACTTTACCTTTTGCTCTATAGTCTGAGCCTTTGGTAACTTGCTCAATTGGGATATTAAACATTTTAGACGCTGAGGCCTCATATATTTTACCATGTGAATTAAATACTTTCATGCGCCAAGCTTCACCCGACAACCAAGCTATTACCCTCGCTTCTATTGCGCTAAAATCCGCTACCGCAAAAGTATGTCCTGGCTTTGCTATAAACGCCGTACGTATCAACTGAGACAGAACAGAGGGAATGTCATCGTAAAGCATCGTAGCGAGGTCGTAATCTCCTCCTGCTATTGTTGCTCTGGCCTCTTCCAAGTCATCGAGGTGGTTTTGTGGTAAATTCTGCATTTGGATTAATCTGCCCGCCCAACGTCCTGTCCTGTTAGCTCCGTAAAACTGAAATAAACCATGCGCTCTGTTGTCCTCGCATGCACAATTTAACATGGAAAGGTATTTCTTTGTTGAAGTCTTTGACATCATTTGACGTAATCCCATAACCTCTGTCACTCTTGAGTCGTTAGCGTCTTGGATAATTTCCTCGATACCTCCTTTAGCCAAAGATGTTATTGTTGTGCCGGTAATGTCGCCAACCCACTTTTTAAGCTGAGCGGGGCTGTTTGGGTTGTCAAGTCCTGTAAGCTCTTTTACTTTGTCGTAAAGCTCTGCACTAAAGCGGTTGTCAATATCAAAAGCATTTTGCGCCATTACTAAATCAACCAAAATACCTTTATCGTTTATCTTTTGGTCTAAGAAGTAAATTTGTCTTTCGCTTTCTGGTATTTCGTAACGCTCTAAACGTCTGCCGATTTCCCGCTCCGCCTCAACGTCTTGCATGCAATACTCTTTAAAGCTTTCCCACTTCTCAGGGTTATCGCTTGGAAACATACGAACTTTAAAACCATTTGATTTGGTAGGCTTTACGGGACAAGAGAAAAAGCGAATAAGGTTTTTACCCTCTGCGGATTTGCCTTTATCTCCAAGCCTAAGAGCCTTACTTGCACCGTCCAAAGAAAGAGGTAAGCCACAATACCCCGCTTTAACTGCGGAGCAATGCCATTGGCTCGCTTGGGTATCAATGCCGTACGTTTTAAAAGCGTTTCTCTCGAAGTTGGCGTTATGCGCATGGAGGTTAATTTCGGGGTTGAGTAAGTGTGGAGCTAAGAAGTTTATAAAGTCGTCTCCTTTAGCAAGATCTAAAATTTGTACGGGATCGTCGTCAAAAGCGTACGCAATCATTAAGATTTCAAAGTCAAGGCTCTCGAAGTATTTGTAAGAGCCACAAGTAGTGATATCGACGCTCGAGTATGTCTCGATGTCAAGGTGTAAATTTCTTTTCATTGTGTAGATAGATTTGAGAGTATGCGGGAATCAAACCCGCTAGTTGCGTTTAAAACTGACCTACATCTACCCCTTTTAATTTAGCCCATTATTCGCTATAAAAATAGCAGTTTATCCGTATCTTGGAGTTGCGGGGCTTTTAATATTTATACATACACCGTTGTGAGGTCTTTTAGCTTTTATCCTCCTTGCTATTTGTAGGTGACTATATCTATTCGATACCGCAAACACACCCTTTCTGCGACGGCTTTGGAACGGTGGCGGGACTCCAACCCGCTGCCCCTCTCGGGAGTGATAGCTGCTCAACTTCACCGTTCTTTACTTCTTAACGCCAAAGATAACGGATATAAGATTAACTTTTTTATATCAGAAAATTGTTTATTTGGGGAGAACCTATTTCGCTCGTCTGCCCTTTGTGCACGTCCGTATAATTGACCTCTACCACGGAACTGAGTCTAATTTTTAAGCCTCGTTGGGAATTGAAACTATAAAATTATTAAAGGCACAAAGCCTAGTAAACTAGAGAGGTATCGAGCCTCTCTAGTTTTGTTTATTATAGCAAATCGTCTCCGAAGTCATCCTCTGCTGAACTTGCGCCTCCACCTAAGTTGTCTCCGTCCTCAAGCTTTTGAACGTTGTTAAGTCCTGCAGCAATACCTTTGTTTCCACTTACCGCGAAAGCATAAAAGTTGATTGACGCTCTACCATAACAACCTGAGTAGAACTCTTCTTTGTCTAAGATAGGGTTTGTATCTTGATCCACAACTCCGGGGCGTCTTACGCTTGAAGCGTTAAGAAAGTAATGTCCTGCGTAAACCTCGTCGTCGGGTCTTTCCTCGTCACCGTCTCTTAGCGGAGTTTTTAAGTTAGCTGGTTTTTTGCCTCCGAACTTTGATTTTAAACCCTCATTAGTAGCTGCCAATATCGCTGCTTCGATTGCTGCGATTGTCTTTTTGTCCTTTTTAGGGATCAAAATAGATACCGAATATTTTGGTTCTTTTCCTTCTTCCATTGATGAAGGAACGAAAACGTGGGCATAGGCTCATATTCGCTCGAATACAGCAACAATACAGAATCGGGTATGAATACTGCGGTAGGGACTTATAGCCGTTTCTTTGGCGGCAATATGACCACGGCGGTAGGCTATCAAAGCGGGTATGCCGCCACGTTCCCAAGCCCCAGCACAAAGCCATCATTATATAGCACATCGGTGGGTTACAAATCGCTCTACACAATGGAAAACGATACGAGCGTTACGGCAATCGGCGATTTCACATTGGGAGCAAACGGCATAAAGAACGCCACCGCCATAGGCTCTAGGGCTTACGTAGGGGCAAGCAATTCATTGGTATTGGGAAGCATCAATGCGGTAAACGGTGCTACGTCTTCCACAAGGGTGGGCATAGGTACATATCTACCCGACAGTGCGTTGCACGTAGTTGGCGGGCTTAAATTTGTTACGGGAAGGCAGGGAGTAGGTAAAGTTCTGACAAGCAATGCAAGTGGCGGTGCCGATTGGGAAACGCCAGCAGGCGGAACTACTACGGCGTTCATTAAGGTAGTTGCCGATGCTGACCTTGAAAGATTAATGGAGATTAGAAACTGTACTTTTGCAGCGAATAAGCTAGGTTCAGTTCCGGCAGTGGCTATTGCATTAGGTGCAAGTTTAACTAATGCCCAGATACTTTTAACAGGTGATACCATTGCTTGCAACTGTACTAAGATTGCAACGGGTA